GTGCTATTGAAAAAGATTCCATATCAGTACGAAAAGTGGTCCGAATGGTCAAGCGATCATGTCGTCAATGAATGACATTGCGGCCATAGAGAAATGTCCTGGATTACTCGAGGACCTTTGCTCTTTTGGAGGCAAAGCAATCAAAGATTGACTTGAAAGATTGACAGACTATTCTAATCGACCTCAAGCATATGAAGTTATCGGTAAGTGTACTTTCAAATGGGCTGAAAACCCCATTTGTCGGAAACTCACCGCAATTTCAGATGTCGAGGGGAAGACTAGGCTAATAGGAGTTCTTGATTATTGGACACAGACTATCTTAAAACCTCTCCATGATCACTTAAATAGTGTTCTTAGAAAGATTCCAGAAGACTGTACCTTTGATCAATCCTCTTTCTTATCTAAACTTCCAAAGAATGGTCCTTACTACTCTTTCGACTTAACTACTGCTACAGATCGTCTTCCAATTGCTTTGCAAAAGGAGATTATCTCTCACATAGTTGGTCACGAGAGGGCCGAGGCATGAGTCAGAATCTTGACCGATCATGAGTTTCACCTTAAGGATGAAAGGCTGAAGTATTCAGCTGGACAACCTATGGGTGCATACTCTAGTTGGCCAGCGATGGCTTTAACTCACCATGTAATAGTACATCTAGCTGGGAAGATAAGTAATGTCTCTCCAACTGGAAAATACGTCTTGCTTGGTGATGATATAATCATCGCAGATTCCAAAATTGCCCAAGCGTACAAGGAGCTAATGTCAGAACTCTGTGTTCCCATAAGCGAGGAGAAGACTCTTGTCTCAAACGAGACATTTGAATTCGCCAAGCGAATCGGGCACAAAGGTACTGAAGTTACTCCCTTCCCTCTACCCGCAATTCTGACTACCTGGAAAAGATATTTTCTCTTACAGAATAGTATAGAAACCGCGAGAACGAGGGGGTATAGGATCGACCATGATAAGGAGCAGATTGCTATTCTAAATATATTATCGAGACTAGGGAAACCTGGGCAAGCCCAGAGAGTCCTTAAGCTCTTTAATGTATTCGACAATATGATTCGTAAGGACCTTTCACAGGAAGTTAGAATTGGGCAAGTGTACAAGTACATTTGTGCAACCTGGCAACCTATAAAAGGCTCCCGCTTAGTTGTAACTGAGGGAAACCTCAAGAACTGCTATCGGGACCTTATTGGTCAATATGTCCAAGAACAGCTTCGTAGCACGTTACAAGATAATACTGCACTCGTTTTTAGATTGGAGTGATATGATTTTAGCGAGATGAAAGCCATTAATCATGGTGACAGCTCGTTATCTAACGTTTCCTTCGATTTACTAAAACCT